CCTAGTACACAAGCACATCAGGCTGCGGCCAATATCATCCTAGCCAATGCAACGCTGTCAATAGATACCAATAGCAGATAATTTGCTAACATACCAAAACTCTTGCGAGTCCATGCGCTCCACCCAAATATCGCACATTGTAAAATAAACAATGGATAAAGGATCAGGAACGGAGGATTGGGTACAGTAAGCATCATAGTAAAACTACAGCCAATACTAAGTACCCATGCGGTTATCTCAAGGAAGCATCTGAAAGGATTACTCTTCCAGTCTTCCCGGATCCAATTCGCAATGCTTTGATAAACTTCAATCAAAGCGTCTTGCCCACAGTTTCCAAGATGGTGTTTAGTTCATCATGGTCACGGTTTGTTTCACCTAGCTTGGCTTTATGAGCAATCTTAATTGCTTTCTTTAGCGTGGCTGGCTTGATCTCTAGTTCTTCTGCGATAGCTTTGATAGTGTCGTTGAGACCTTCATTAAGTGTGTCAACTTCGTGCAAGACCTGCATACCCTCATTGATAAGTTGAGTAAGTTTAATCTTTGCTTCGCCGTTGAAGCTACGGTTGTAATCGCTCATGTTTTCTCCTAAAAGTTGTATTATATAGAGTTTGTTGAAAAAAGCAAGACTTTTAGCCTTTAAAATTTTCCAGACAGTCAATGCATTCACGGAATAATTCTTTATGGAATATGCCGTAATAGCCCTGCCAGTTTTTGTCCCAAATAAAAGGACGGCGCAATCTCCGGATCTTAGAATTGTCATGGTAAGGGACCGATTCACGTTTGATCTTAGTGTCCCTGTACACTTCATCTTGATCTAATTCATAAATGTAATCACGTGCAGCCTTTTTATGATTGGACAGCGAATTGCCTATTAGGTTCTTTAGATTAGTGTAACTCCACTGCTGGAATCTAGCGGTGTTAAAGAATGTGTACTGTATAAATGATTGTACATTTACATCGTCAATGGGCGCTAATTCAATGCCATCTACACGTCTACGCATCATTGGACGAGAGATACTAAATTCCCATTTAAAGTTAATGTAGTGCCACCACCACCAATCTGCAATAGTTTCGACACCATCTGGTGCAACGTCTAGTATGTTATCACTAATTTTATCTACATACCATTTACCAAATCCTTCTAAGTTTCCTCGTTTAATTTGTTCAAGGCTACGCATTTCGATTGTGTTGGCGATAAGTTTTCTATTGTCGTTAAATGGCAGTAAGTGTCGGCCTTCGCTAATTAAGTGACTGTACATACTAACACTGGGCCCAAACAAACAATCTGCAGGATCGCCTGATAACACAATAGAATTGTTTAGCGTGTCGTTAGTAAGTTTAAATTCCAAATATGGTATGCAATGTATCTTGTTGCGAATAATGTTTTTATAGAATTGCGGGTGCTCTTCTATTGACTCAGACGATAACAATACAGAAACACGCTGTAAGTCTTCAGCTGAAAGATTTTTAACAAAGGCTGCAAGAACTAGAGTAGAATCAATACCACCGCTCCACCAAATAACAATTCGTTTATTTTGTATCTTGGCAATAGCATTTAATTCTAATGCACGTTCATCAACAATGTCGTTAAACTTATCGGGGATTGCAACTAAAGGCGGCAGCGCATACAATGGATCAATTTTATCATTCCATGGGCTAGTAAAATGCCCTGCCCTAACACGGAGATCTGTAATGGCAAAGACTACATCTTTAATCGAATTCCAGTAACGTCCGTGTTTGTTTTCCAGTGGCTTTTCCAGTCTGGATTCAGGAATAACAATCCCTCTGTTGTAGGTAATAATGTCAGATTGACTCATATGAGATTTTTAAACATACCATTTAATTTGCCATAGACAAAATGTCTGTCAGTTATGTCTGCCCAATTATTTGGATTTGAAATAGTTTCAATGAACTGTTTCTTAATGTCGTTTACTGGTTGGTTATAGTTTAAATTGTATAGAGTTTTGCAAACAAATTTATCATGTCCTGCAATCGCAGTCTTGTATGCGTTAATGTCTGCTATTTCGGATTCAATTGATGCCATTACAAATGCATCTTGATCTAGTATATGTCCCAAAAATCGTTTACGTATGTCGATCACTAATAGCTCTTGTTTTGCTATGTCTGCGTACTCTGTGTGCAACTGTTGATAACATGCTGTCTGTGCAGTGAGAACAGATTTAACAAACAACATGGTTTCGACTAACTCAGGGTTAGCTGAATTAAAAGTCCTTGTGCCCGGTTGAACCAAACTTAACAGAAACGTTTTTGAAACAGTTAATTGAATGTTCTTTAAAAGTGAAAAATCATCCGATTCCAATACTAGCAATCGGGATGATTCGGTAATTAATGCCCAAGTCATTTATTAAGTATAGCAGAAGTTTGTTGAAATGTAAATGCTCACTTTACCAAACATCGCACGGGGCACGACTCCCAATGTTTAGACCCCAGCAGCCGGGGCACCCACGTAACGCAAGTTACGGTCCTAAGGGTGTTACTCTTTCAAACTTGCACGTAGCATCCAGCCATGTTTGCGATGTGCATCCATACGCTCTGCTAAGAAGTTTGAAAATCCATGTTCGCCTGCTTGTTCAGCATAGTCGTATGCCATTTTAAATGTAACAAGCATTTTTTCGTTGTCCTCATACAATGTGTGTAACATTGCACCTGGGCTTAGAATATCTGTTTCGTCGTCAATTTGACTTAGCATACTAAAACGAGTATATGAGCCGGGCATATAACTACCAAGCGCACGAATCTTTTCTGCAAAGTCATCAATCTTGCTGTAGACTTCTTCGTAGATCATTCCAAACAATTGGTGATGTTCAAGGAAGTCTGGGCCCTCAACGTTCCAGTGGAAGTTGTGGGCTTTTAAATAAAAACTAAATTCGGAAGCGAATGCTACCTTTGCGGCTTCTGCTAAATTCATAAATCGTATCCTGCCTTACGCATCATATTTAAGCGAGTTTCCATCATTTCATTTTGGTTTTCACGCTCATGCTTACGTGCGTCATTTTCGCCTTGGCGAATAGTTGCTTTGTTAATCTTCTTAAAGTATTCGTGTCCTTTATCGTAGTCGCCGGCTTTATCAGCAGCACTAGCACGTACACCTAGTTCTTTCTTGTAACGACCTAGTAGCTCATTGCTTAGTTCATTTAAGTCACTGGTATCATCACGCAATGGCTCACTGTCATCTAGGCCTGCATACAAGTGATCCATTACTTTGTAGCCTTGCTTACGGTACCATCTAATAGCTGTATTAACAGCAGACTCTTGATCTACTGCACGTACTTTACAACGGCGTTGGCGCAATGCACCACGTTGACTTACTGCGGTAGCATCTGGGTCAACGATAGTAACTAATACAACGTGCTTCTTAACTTCATAGTTGTCTTCTGCCACACCTTCGGCACTCTCATTATATGTTCTGCCAAATTTGATGCTATTGCGGTCACTATCAAAACCACCATGACCGTAAGATTGGTCTGATTGTTGTGGGTTAGCTGCCTTGTCGGCTGCTTGTTTAGCATCTCGTCTGGCAGTTATTTTTGCTTCTCTAGAATCGCCACCGTATCTAAAACGGTTTCCTAACTTATAGTCCGCTATTTTTGATCCTTGCATTCTTTTTTTATCTCCCGTAGCGTCGGCCTGATCTTGGTAGCGTTGTAATAATTCCGGAGACAGTTCGTTTAGTTGGCCTTCCGCCATACCTTTGCTCATTCGTGTTTCAAAATCCTGTGACCAATTGTCACTGGGATTGAAATTAAACTTATTGTCCTGTGCTTTTAGTGTACGAACAACATGATTTAATTCACTTAGGCCAACGCTTCTTGTGGTATCGTCATTCCATGACAGTTCAAGCTTATAAGCTTTGCCGCCTTTGTAGAAGTTTAAAGATTCTGAGCCTGTTTTGAAATGTTCTGCACCGTATTGCTTTAGTACTTTTACAGCATCCGCCATTGGTAAAGAGGCTGCTACGCCTTCTTTAACGTCTAGTGCATCACCAACGTCCATTGGCTCTAGTCCGTGAACAGGGCAGTCTGGGTCTGCATCCCCTGGGTGGCAAGTGCATTTGTGTTTGCCTTCGCCTAGTTCTTCGCCTTGCTGATTAAAGGCAGCGATTTCTGCTTTGATACGGTGCAAAGTCTTAGGAGATAATTCCACAACTAAGGAACGGAAGTCGCCTTCGTATTGGTCCCAGAACTGTGCAAGTAATGGACAACTGCTATACAATTCTTCCATAGCATCATCACCTTGGCGCTTAACTTGTCTTAGTAGTCCCAGGATTTCGTGGCCAACTGTTTGCGTACCTTCTGCTACACCTTGCGTTAACATAGAAATGGCTTGTTTAGCAATTTGTGCCATTGCTTGAGGATCGCCGTCGGCTTCCTGACCGTTATCCATCATGAAACTATAAGCATTTTGCAGAGACTGGTCACCACTTGCTTCGACTTCGTCATAATATTGTCCAAATTCATCTGCAAGAGTATCTATCATATACTCACCAGAACTGGAACCATTGTAAATTGCCTTTAGTACGTCTAGTACTGAATCACGTAAGTCATCAGTGCCTTCCGCCACACCTTGCTCATTTAACTGTAGGTCTTCATGTGGCCAACTAATATAGCTTTTGCCATGTTCGTCGTTGGCACGAACAACAAAAACGCCACCGTCATCATAGCCTTCGTCTTCGCCAATTTCCCAGCCCATTGATGCTAATGCTCTCTCCGCTTTAATCATCTGTTGTTCTGTACCAAGCCACCACATAGCGGCTAGACGATGTAAGATTTCATATTCATTAGGTTCGTTGTCACCGTTATCGTCGGATGGGGCGAATTCGTTTAGTGAGCCTTCTGCTACTTCTTCACCGCCCTGCATATGGGCGCCGTCTACGATCTTACCGTTAGTAAACTTAAATGACTGTACACCATCTGGTGAAAGCATTTTCTTAAATGCCATTGTAGTGATTGTACCTGGCTCTGCTTTACCTACACGTTTATCTTCAATTGGCAATGCACTACCACGTGGTAACACCTTCTTGCCGTTTTGTAATTTACGTGATAACAAGTCTTGTAGCACATAATCTGCATTGTCGATAACAACTTGTCTAGCTTCGTCTGGACTGCTAGCAACTACAGAGTATAGACGTGGGCCGTAGTCAGCATACTTGCCACGGTAGAAGTTATTGAATACATGTACGTCCCATACACGCCAATCTTTAAGTGCTGAGAATGTTGCCATCTCTTCACCTTCCGCCATACCTTCGCCTAGTGCTGCTTTGGCACGTTGTAATTCAGCCATTTTACCAGATAGACGTTGATAGTCGTCGCGGCCTTGGCTCCAGGTATTGCGAGCACCGTACTGATATTCGTGATATGCACGATCCATTGCAGGCTTTAGACTTGCAATTTCTGCGTCAATGTCTACACCTGCGTATTTGTCACGTAGGCGTTGGTTCTCTGCTTCGCGGCGTTGTGCCATTTCGGCATCGCGGCGAGCAGTAATCTTGTTACCAGCTTGTGCCATGCCCTTTTCGCGCTTGGCAATAATGTCAGCGGCATTTGGATCGTCCTTTTTAGAACCGAACTTATGTCCTTGGATATCGTAGTGTGCTTGACGACGATAGTCGTGCATAACTTTGTCACTAATTTCTGCAATTTTCTTGCGAGGTGATTTGCTGTTGTCTAATTCGTATAAGTTCATTTTACTTGTCCTGCTGGTGCTGGTGCTGGAGCGGCACCCGGTGCCGCTGGTTGTGGTGTACTACCTGCCGCACCACCTGTTGCATTAGGTGCTTGTGCGGCTTTTTGCTGTTCTTTCTTTTGTGCAGCCGAAGCTTGTGCTACTAGGTCTTTAAACTTGCCTTGTAGCTGTGGGTTAGCCATAATAGGTGCCAACACAGTTCCTGCACTTGCAATACTGTTTTTATCTGCTGGGGTTAGTCCTTGATTGTCTTCTGCCTTATCGAATGCTTTAACAACTTGATTAGGATTGCTTACAGCGGCACCAGCAGACTTTAGTGCATTAACACCTTTAGTTAGAGTTGCTTGTTCTTGCTTTTCTTTTTGTGCCGCTAGTTGTTGTGCTTTTTGGTCTTGTTGCTGTTGCTGTGCATCTTGTTGGCCAGCTGGCTTAGATAAGTCTGTGCCTAGGGTTGGCTTGCCTGGCTGTGCAGGAGCAGCCGGTGCAACAGGATTTTCTTTAATTAACTCGTGGCCACCTTCCATTACCGCAAGTTCTAAGTCACTAAAACCTTCTGCTATACTTTCATCTACAGGTTCATGATACCAACCTGCGCCAGAGTCATTATCGCCTATCTTTGTAGGATCATCAAATTTGAAATATGCAATCTGTGTTATGCCGCTGGCAGCGTCTCGGTCAAAGTAATAGCCTTCATATTCGCCAGTGGCTTTATCAAAATTTTGTTTGTCAACACCGTCTGAATCAAATTGGTCAAAGAAATCTGCACTACGATTGTAACGACGGAGTTGGTACGGATCTTCTCCATTATCGCCCCAAGGGTCACGCTTTGGAGTTTTAGGTCCACGTGGAATATTGCCGCCGCCACCAGCGGGTGCAAATTCGTTCAAGCCTTCGCCTACACCTTGCTGACCTTTGATTGCTTGTAACAAGGCACGTGCGACTACACGGTCTTTTTCTTGTTCTTCATTATCAAGTTGTGCATAGTTAATTTTCATTAACTTAGCACGTTGTTGTAGCTTTGCTTCTAATTTTCCTGCTTGACGCAATTTTTCTGTATCACCAAATTGATCTGGGTCTTGTACAAACTTTTGTGCAGTAACATTCCAGCCTTTATGTATAGCGTCACTAATCTTTTCAATATCTGTAACACCGGCATCTATCATTTTCTTAGCATAGGCTGCTGACATTAAATTTGCTTGCCATCCAAAACTATTTCCAGGAGTGCTGCGACCATATCCATATGCCTTGTCTAATGCTTCATCACTTATAGTTGCTAATTGTTGAACAGATAAATTTTGACCTATACCTTCCGCCACACCTTTTTTGGCTGCAAGTTTTTGACGCTCACGTTCTAAACGTGCATCATCACGCTTACGTTGTTTCTCTTGTTGTGCTTTATCGTATGCTCTGCGTTCTTCATCGCTCATTGCATTTAGTGCGGCACGTTTGTTATTGCCTGATCTAAACGATGCAGTTGCGGCTTTAGCTTCCGCCACACCTTCTTTATTCCAACCACGAGCTTGTGCAGATTCCCAACCTAGATTCCATTGGTTCGCTTCTTCGCTGCCTGGTGCATACGGACATTTAGTAACATCATCGTGGAACGCTTGATATCCTGCTGCCCAAGCATCTTGCTTGCTAGCCTGTTCTTTAAACTCGCGGAACTCTTTCATCAAGTCGCGCTTTTCTGGCTCTTCGTTTAGCTTGGCTTCTAAATCACGTAGGATACTTTCTCCGCCAACATACTTGCTCTTGGCAGCTGATGCAGGATCAGTGCCTTTCATCTTGCCTGTAAACTTAGGACCTGTGGGCTTCTTTTTAGCGGAAGCCATTGTACCTTCGCTTAGTTGGTCTAGTTTACCTAGTAGGTTGCGGATATCCATGATTAATAAACGCCCTTGCCGATCTTAGGCGCTTTTGTTTTCATTGCATTGCCATACTTTTTAGTGGCAGCAGACTCTTGCTTAACTCTACGCTGAGGAGCAATTGCACCTACTGCGCCTGTAGCCATAGCACTTGCACCAGTTGTGCCACCATCGCATGATTCTTTAACTTTGTTTACGTCCTTTTGACGCATACTATTCTTCATAGTATCAATTTTCTTACCAGCACCAACTTGATCAGCGTTTGCATCTTTAGCCGCTTGGTTAGCTAGACGCTTGGCTTTTTTAAGTTCTGCACCTTCCCCAATGCTTTCAGCAACACCAGCGTAGTACTTGCCATCTTTAGTTAGTGTTACTTGCATTGGTTTTAATCCGCGGATTCCAACTGCACCAGCTGGTACTGTAATTACTTCTCCGCCCTTAGGAGCAGCTTCGGCTCGTCCAGCAAATTTAAATTCCTTGCCCTTGTACGCTATTACATAAGCATCAGGAAAGGAAGCACCCGGTGTATAACGTTGACTTAGCGGAACAGGCGCATCTGCTTGTGCTGTAGCAGCCGGCACATCGCGTGGTGCTTCGTCTGCATGAGCTGCTCCGCCACCTAATGCCATACTAGCAGCCAATGCGCCACCAGCTAAAGCACTTTTCCAGTCTTCTTCTAAGATTTCGTCGTATTGACGTTCAGCAGATTCAAAAGCAAAAGCAGGCATAGCGCCTTCTTGTTCGTGTGCTTCATAGTTTAGGTATTCGTAAACGGTACGCAAGTTTTCATTGGCAATAGCAATCTTTTCCATTACCCATTGTTCCATGTCTGCGCTGTCGTTGACATTACGTAGAATCTTGTGTAGTTTGATTGCGTAATCTGCGGCTGCGTACAAATCACTTCTTGCCATTTGTACTTCTTGGTCGCGGTGCATTTCGTCTGCATCTGCGGCAATAAAAGGGTTGTGTTCTACAATAAAATCTGATGGTTTCATAGCTATTTCCGGTATATTCTATATTTATGTTATACTATTTCGAATACTGTATTACCAGCAGTTGGGATTCCGTCCAACAGCACGTTTTCTACAGTAAATGTTCCTAAGTGTGGGTCTACGTTTTCTACACGTAAGTTATGTTGGCCAACAGGTGCATCAATTACTACATGCTCTTCGATGTATTGTTCGCCACTGCGCCATGCAAATGTGCGCTCAGTAATTAAGTCATTGTCTACGTATATGCGATATCGGGGATTTTGCCCGCTGTAGTAGCAGTGAACTTGGAATATTAGTTCAGCATTACGTCTCAGCATGATTACCCCTTATGTTTGAAGTATTGTACTTGACGTTCGCGCTTTTCTGCACCAGCATGTGTAGGATAAGTGCCTAAGTTTTTGCCTTTACGGCTTACTAGTCTATATCCGCCGTCTACTTTGCGAATAGTTTCTGCTACACCTCCAACAGGACTTGCAGTTTCGTTACTGCCTGCACCTGCACCCATATATGCAACTGCGTCTTCTTGTAGGTATTTGTCCAGGATTTTTGCAGCCGCGTTGGGATTACCTGGATATAAGTCTTGTACAATGTCTGCTTTTTGTTGTGGGTTAGCCTTTGGCCACATGTTGCGGATTTGTGTTGCGCTCGTAACGCCGCTTGGACCTGCTGGGAATTGAACTGTTGGCAAATACGCCATATAAGCATGTTTTGAAACTGGCTCCGAACTTGCAGGATCTTTGTAGTATTGCAAATATGTGCTAACTGGTTGCCCTTTGCGTGGTCCACGGGTTACCAATGGAAGTTGGCCTGTTGCTGGATCAATTTCTGCCGGCTTTGGAGCTTCACCGCGATCCTTTTCGCTACGTGCAAATACAACTACTGTAGAATCAGGATCGTATTTGCTAACAATCTCAGTGGCCGCAAACGGGCTCTTAACTTGTACAAAACGTCCCTTAGGTACGCCAGCAATTTGTGCTAATTTTGCTTTGTCTACAATATCAAACGGGCGTTCGCTCTTATCATTTGTTGCCGCATAGTAAATGTCTGCGCCAGGAAATGCCTTCTGTGCAGACTGATATAGGCTTAAATGCCCTGGGTGAAAGGGATGAAAGCCACCGGGTAGTATAACTACGGTTTTAAGTGCTGGCTTTGCTTCAAAGAGTTCAAATATTAGCATAATACTATATTTAGCAGATATTAAAAAAGGCCCTTGCGGGCCTTACTTAGATCTTTTCTAATAGCCAGAGATAAAACGGACTGCTAAACTGTAGCTCGTAGGTGCCGTTGAACCCAAAGTTAACACACAATGGGATTTCTGTGCTACCTGGAGCAGGATAATCATGTGGTTCGTCAAACTTAAAAACACCAGCCATTTGTGCAATGGTGCCTAATTCAATATCGTCGACTTCGATACTTAATAAGTTGAGCAACATATCCTTAAGGACTTTGCAATTAGCTGGATCAGGATCATCTGTTACAGTATCTGTAGCATCTTTATTATCTAGTCGGATACGTAATACGTGTTCTGCTTCTTCCTCTACTTCGCAATCAAATTCCACAAACTCTGTTGCGCTAGATTCCTTGGTAATGTATGCATTTACGTATTCTTTATCGTCGACGCTGATAGTGTAATGGGGCTTCTTGTCCCAATAAGTACCCGACAGCCCGATTTTAAAGTGTATCTTTTCTGTAGACATTAGTCTTCCTTTTTCTTCGCCATATTAATAGCGTCTTTTAACGCGGCAGGAGCAGCATCTGGCACCCCTTCTACCGCGTTACCAAATTTTGGCATCTTGCTCAAGTCACCCTGGAACTCATAGTGTCCAATGTGGTTTAGCAATACTTTACCATGTGCCCAAATCTCGCCACCTAGTGCGGCCCAGCGACGACAGAACAACCAGTCTTCGCTTAGATAGTGTCCGCGCTCGTCAATTTCACAGTCAAAAATACTGTACATCATTGGTTCGTATTGCTTGCCTAAGCCCACATCGTCAACATATTTGGTTTCGGGATGTGCGGCAATCAGCTTTTCATATACGTGCTTCTTAAACATCAAGAAGCCGGTGCCCATTGTGTCTACTGTAAAGATGTCACCTTGGATTTTGGTTTCAGGGCGTAGGTTAATAACGTAGTTAACCGGTAATGCCTTCTTAGGATACAGACCACCAATAACATCTTTGTCACATGCAATCATACGCAAGATACTGTCTGGTTCAAAACGAATGTCTGCGTCAATGAACATGAAGTGTGTGGCTTGTGCATTGGTCATCATCTTAGCCATTAGGTTATTACGAGCGCGAGTTACCAAGCTTTCGTTAACCATTGTGTCTAAACTCCAGTTTAATCCTGCTTGTTGTGCAAGTAGAATGAAACGTAAGAAGCTGGTCATAGTAGGTTCACTAACCATACCGCCATAGCAAGGGATACCAATATGCAAGTGAACCTTGCTAAAATCAAAAGGAACACCACCTTGTTGTGGTGCGGCTTGTGCTTGTTGTGCTCTTGCGGCAGCAGCTTTTTTGATCAAGTCGACAGCAGCCGATTGATTTACTTTTTTATCAGACATTGAGTTCTTTCTTTAGTTGATTACGCTTTTTCGACTTCAACGATTACGCTGTCGCCGAGCAATTCTTGTGCTACTTGTTCTAATGCTTGTTGTGTTTCGGCAGAAACCAAGCTTTCGCTTGCACCTGCTTTAACTAATTTAGATACTTTAATAACAATAACTTCTTCGATTACTTGTGCCATTTGGCTCTCCTGGAATATGCTAATATTTAGTTGCTAGCATCTACCAGTTCGTGAATTTTTCCAACCATACCTGGACTAATCAGTGATACCATAGTCATTACAGCAGGGTCGTTTACGTATAAGAAACAGCCCCAGATAAAATTGTGTCCATTTTTCAGCATAGCACGAGTGCCTCCGCTGACTTTAACCTCTGATCCTAGTGCTATTAGGTAATCATGCACTGATTGTTTGATTTCGGAACTATAATTTCCGTCACGCAGGAATACCTTGTACTTGTAACCAATTTTGTTAGTGGACTTTACTAGGATCTTGCCCGACTCTAACAGCTTTTTCTGCTCGTCGGATTCTGGATAACTGATGCTTATAAAGTTGGAGTGCAAGTCTTGAGGGAAACGGTTTGCAATATCCTCTAGTGTTTGGACGTCTTCGCTGTAGATCTGTACCCACGGCTCTTCTACACGCATCTTGATACGGTTATCGTAGCCATTGCGAATACTGCGTAGTATTTCTAATTGTCTTTCGTCGGCTGCATCTACGTTGTCTACGTGACGTGCCATCCAACTTCCACCGTAGTTGTAGCGTCTACGATCTCGTAAATTGCGCCGATGTTGTAGTTCATCGCTAATAGAGCCTTTGTCGTTTATGATCCTACCGCAATGAGCCTGCATAACAAGCTTATAACAAAACCTGTTGTAGAACTGCTTGCGGGTAGGTTCGTAAATGATGCCCGGCTTTAACTTACTCCAGAACGATAAATCCATTTTCGTCAATGTTGGGTTGTACTTCTAGCGCAGGGCGTGGATCAAAGGTAAACTCTTTGTCGTTCCAGTCTACTGTGATGCTTGTATTAGCGGCAATGCGCTCAAACAAGATCTTCTTAGACAACGGGACTTTAATCAAGTCGTTGATCTTACGTGCTAGAGGACGAGCACCCATTAGCGGATCGTAGCCTACTGCGGCTAGATGATCCACAGCTTTTTCTGTTAAGCGGATCTTAATAGACTTTTCGCTTAACAAGTCGTTGACTTCGTTGATAAACTTAGCCACAACCTTCTTAATAGCAAGTGGGTCAAGTTTATTAAACTTGCAAATGCCATCTAAACGGTTACGGAACTCGGGTTTAAAGAAGTCCTTAACTGCTTTGTCATCTTCCCCGGTCTTTTGCATGTCGCGACCAAAGCCAATTGCATTACGTTCGCTAGCAGCCGCACCCAGGTTGGATGTTAAGATAATGATAGCGTTACGTGCATCAGCTTTCTTACCGTTGCTACTAGTAATAAAGCCTTCGTCCATTAGACTTAGCAATACGTTGGTAACGTCTGGGTGTGCTTTTTCAATTTCATCAAACAAGATAACACAGTTGGGGTTCTTTTCAACATCACTAATCAATAACCCACCGCCCAGGTTGCTGTCTTCATAGCCTACATATCCCGGAGGCGCACCAATTAATTTGCTGGCGCTATGTTTTTCCTGGTACTCACTCATATCATAACGTAGTAGTTTCATCCCAAGATTCTCAGCTAGAAGTTTAGCAAGTTCTGTTTTACCTGTACCGGTTGGGCCCAGGAATAAGAAGTTGCCAATTGGCTTGTTAAGTGCCTTAAGACCTGCACGACTTACATAAATGCGTTCTAACACAGCATCAACAACAGAGTCTTGTCCGTATAGCTTACTGCGAATGTTGCCTTCTAGTTTATCTAGACTGCGTACATTGTCACTGCCAATTTGGTCTGCAGGAATCTTTGTAAACTTGGAGATAGTTTCGATAATGTGACTCTTGTTGATAGTCCAGTTGTTTTCGTGTAGTTTAACACGAGCACAAGCCGAGTCAATCAAGTCAATTGCTTTATCAGGAAGCTTCTTGTCTGTTTGATAACGAACGCTCAGATCAACTGCGCTGTCAATTGCAGAGTCATCAATCTTACCACCATGGAACTCTTCAAAGTAACCACGCAGGCCTTTGAGAATGTCTTTAGCAACTTCGGGAGTAGGTTCTTCAACAGTTAAGCGATAGAAGCGGCGCATCAGTGCGCGGTCTTTTTCAAAGCTTTGTGTGTACTCTTCCCAGGTTGTGCTTGCAATAACTTTTAGTTGGCCCTTGCCCAGGGCAGGCTTGATCATGTTAGAGAAGTCAACGCTGGATTGTGTGCCAGACCCTGCGCCTTGCATTTGGTGTGCTTCGTCAATAAACAAGATACACTTGCCACGTGCAATTAAGCTTTCGATAACGTCACGTACCTTTTCTTCAAATTCCCCGCGGTATTTGCTACCTGCAAGGATAGTGCCAATGTCTAAGTTGTAGACTGTGTAATCTTTTAAGTAGTCGGGCACATTACCTTCTACGATGTTCTTAGCCAAGCCTTCTGCAATAGCAGTTTTACCTACACCAGGATCACCAACTAGCAGTACGTTGCTCTTGTTACGTTTGGCTAGAACTTGTGCAATTTCTGCAATTTCAAACTCGCGGCCAATAACTGGATCGATGTTGCCAGCAGCCGCTGACTCGCTCAAGTTAGTGCAGTATTGATCCAGTACATCCATTGCTCGCATCTTGCTAGCAGTCTTCTTGCTCTTGGCTTCTTGGTAGTTCTCGTTGTAGAACTCAATCAGTTTGTTACGGTCCATGCCGTACTTGATCATAAAGTAAGCGGCGTGACTGTTTGTTTCGTTTGTGATACTTAGGAACAAGTCAACTACTTGAATGTGACTGCGTCCGCTGAATAGAACTTGAGTAAATGCACGATTGAACACACGCTCTAGGGCATGAGTCTTTTTGGGTTCGCAATGCTCATCTTGGCTTACGAGATATTTTTGGCTGGCTAGATACAAATCAATGTCAAGTACTAGGGCGTCTACATCAACACCAAATGCAACTAACAGTTCATTAAACGGTTTAAATTGCACAGTACCTTTGAGCAAGTGCTCTAGGCTCACGTATTCGTGATTGTGTTCTTTTGCCGAATTGATTGCGGCATTTACGATTACTTCAATTTCTGGATTTGGTTGGATGCTACTCATATGTTCCGTAAAAGGTTGTTTCAACAATTATACAGGATGTCTGTATTAGTTACAACCTCTAAAATATTTATTGGTTGGATTGGATTTGTCGGACCAAATTTAGTTGGTCTTCTGA